TACGTGCCGGCGCCGTCATCCTGAAACCCCTTGACATCTGCCGCCACCCTGCCACCGATCACGGTGTCTGCCACTGAGTTGCCGGTGAGGGTTACGGTGCCGGTTTTGGATGCCAGGCCGGTTTTTGTTGCTGCGCCACCCCTGTATGTTGAGCCGGATTTTGTAAGCGTCGGGGTATATTCCACCTCCTTATACATTTCGTATACATAACTACTTTGGGCTGAATCTATTGAGACGCTAAATTGATCATTCCAGTTTCCTCCGCTTTTGGAAAATCGAAACCAGCCAACTGTTCCTCCGGCAACAGATACAGAAGACGGGGTCCAACCTGATGCTACATTCCAATCTCCGCCGCCCAGCCTAACATGAGCATATTGAGTATCTATAGTGCCGTAATTTGTAGAGGGAAAACTCCATAGAGTGCTAGTATTATACTCACCGCCGACCATTGATCTTGTCTCGTCGTTTCCATCATAAGTGTTGCCAGTGTTACTACCGCCTATAGCACCGGTCGGATAAACTTTCTTTGTGGTAGCGGCCGACGAATAGGCAATGTCATCTGACACCGTAATCGCATCATCCACATCTATAGTGTCATTCACATCGATTGTATCATCCACGGCCACGTTGACCTGTTTTCTTAGGGAAGGTAGTGTGGTAAACTTGATCACGGCTTTTCCTGGATAGCTTGCGTGTTCGTCCCCGGCTTGGCCAGTATATGCCGTATAATTTGCGGTCGGTTGCTTTACCCACACACCATCGTCATTCTGGACATAGACGGCATCGATTGAATTGACTGCATGGCCAATGATGTAGAAATACTCTGTTTGTATTTCCGCAACCATCGCTCCTAAGTTGTGGGCCACATCGGTCGTGGCGTTTGCCCCGCGAGTGGATATATTAAGCGTATTGGCCGCATCGTCTTTCGATGAGTATGTCATCTGCTCATCGTCAATCTGGATCGTGCCGCTCGATGGAAGGCCGGAGACATTTTCGAAATTGACAGCCCCCGTAGCCCCTGCAGCGAGATCCTGGGCAAGCGTTGTAACCCATCCAGCGTCCACGGCCATGAACGGCACTTTTTTGGCCCGACCATAGACCTGGGGTAGCATCTTGCCCACATCGTCAGGGTCCGCGTCCGGGTAGGTGGAGGTCTCGACGATGCTATGATCAAACTTGTTGGCGATATCAAGCTCGATGCCTGAGCAAGTGATTGTGACGCGGTCTGTCTCCATTGCGGGGAAATCTTCGATCTTGCCCTTGAAGATGCAGACCTCATCGGCTGCCACGGACGCCCCATTGTGGATCTCCGAAATTGTCACCGTGGCATAGTGGGGATCATAGGTAGAAAAAAGCTCGGTGAACCGATCCGCGCCGCCAATAGACACGGTATTGTCAACAACAAACTCTGCCTCGCCTGGGGTGACCTCATAGGTCACAGGGTTGATTGTGCCGCACTTGATTGTTCCCCAGGATATGACTAAGGGTTCATGTAGCACGCCGTCAAAAACGCACTCGCTTCCAGGGTCGCCCCATACCCTGTCGCAAAGGTTGAGTGTTAGCCCGCTGAACTCGATTTTTACTTTTCTGATAATATCAACATGCGGGTTATCAATTGCGGTCTCAGTAAATGAGCTTAACGTCTTCATAGCATCTCAATGACCTTGATTGTCACATGCGTATAGCTCTTGTGATCGAAGTCCTCCCGTGGGGGCTGTTGAAGCCTGCACATCCAATAATCGCCTTCGTGATCCTTGATATAAAAGGGCTTTGAGTAGCCATCCAGGTCGTCCATTGCCGCCCGGAAATTCGTTAAATCGCTTGAACTAAGAAACATAGAATACACCCGCACTCGCCTTTCGTCTCCGAACTTGGTGGACCGCTCAATGCCGCCAACACTGCGGTTCCACCGCACGTTCGCAAGTTCGTCAGCGACAGGGTGTGGGCTATGTAGGATGTCAAATGTGTATCCATAGCTCATGTAGATCTCTGAGCATTTCGGGTCAGACATTGATGCGAGGGTTACACGCCAGTAGCGTTTCGTGAGCGCGCTACTCATTGTCTTAATGATTTGCTCATTATCTCCTTGCGTCCAATCGGTGACCGCGTCGTTAATGTCCGAGACAAAATCATCCGTGGAATATTGCCACTGCATGGCCACCCCGTTAAAATTATGCTTAGGGATGGCAAGAAAATCCACGGCCAGGTTATCAGACGCCCCCTGATCTACCTTAAAGTCCTTTGCCTCTGTCACGGTGTCCTTCCAATACAGCGAGATGTTCCGGTCATAGAGGCGTGACTCCGGGTAACCCGTATCTGGATCGCCGGTAACAGATACCGTTCCAGTCTCAAGAATATTTCGAGTGTAAAGGGTAATAGACGCCATGGGTTAATTCCACCTATGGTCTAATTCTTGCAATGCTTCCTTTAAGTCGGCCGCCACCTGCCTCATGCTCGCCCGGTCACCAGTCATGAAAGTCGGGGCGATAGTGATGTTAAAAGTATTGTTATCCCCGCGTCTTTCTAAACCACTTTCTAATGATGCCTTCGGGGCTGGTTGCCGCAAAGCTCCCATGCCTATTTTCCACAGCTCCCGTAACCGCATTTCCGACGCCCACCCGGCCGTCCTCATCGCAGTGCCAGGAGGTCCTACTTGCGCCCTTCTTGCAGCGGCCATCGCTTTAGATAACTCTATCATCACGCTAATCTGATTACTGACCTGGCTAAAATCAACCGTTGGGGCCATGCCTAGGGAGTTGACTTCAGAGGCAAAATTTTTCATTTTACCTTCCATTTCCTGAATCTTCTCGCTTAGAGGTTTTATTGAAGACCCTTCGCCCTTAAAAGAAGTGGTAACGGTAACTTGCGGCTTCACGGATTCTATACGTTTCACGGTGGCCTTCCACTTATTTTCCACTTCATCGAATGCCTGCACCACGTTAAAAGTATCTGCCGTGGGCTTGAGTGCGTTCTTCCCGATAATATCTTTTAAGTTGACGTATTCCCCGTTTAAATAACCCCATGTATCTTCAATTTCTTTAACGTCCACCTTCGGTTTGATCTTTGACTCCATGCTCGCCCGCATCTTGTCAATAACCTTGCCGACTTTCTCAAGATTTGATTGCTGGCCAGCCAATTCGAGCAACCGCTTATTAGATTTGTCAATTGCCTCGTTCCAATATTCTTGTGCTGTATTTGCCCTGCCCAGGGCCTTCGCAACACTAAAGGCGACATCCTCTACGCCAATCGCTTGCGCTGCCTTTAAGGCATAAGACAATATTTTCTGGAACCCAGCACTAACGAATTTAGCAAAGACCGAAAAGGCTAGCTTCAGACCCTCCCAGATCATTTGCCAGCCCCAGAAGGCATCTGACACAAGGGCTATATCTTTTAGAATCCACTCCAACGCCGTAACGATCTTGTCTGCAACGCCTTTCACCCACTCATCAAATTTGCTACCGCCCTCCTTTAGTTTGTTTATGTTATCCAGAACGATAGATAGGCCCGATTTTATGAAGTCAAACACCCCGGCCTCCATAATGGCGGTTCTAAGCTGAAACCACGCGTCATGCATCATCGAAACAAGGCCACCCCATGTTTCGGCGAGCTTGTCCGTGGCCCCCTTGAACTGTGAGCCTGCCTTCTGCCATTCATCCATCATTTTCTTGCGGGTTTCCTCGGCGGTATAACTAACCCCCGCCTTAAAACCCATCATGGCAAGGATGCCGCGCTCACGGAAAAGGTCTGCAGCACCAGCACCAGCCGAATACATACGAATGACTTGTTGAGTGGTTTCCTCAATACTGAGACCAGAAACAGCAGCAAGATCAGCAATCATTGGCATCCATTTTTTGACTTCAGCCACGCCCCCTTTCATCACGCCTGAAAGTGCGGTAGCGGATGCCATGATCTTCTCATATTCAAAGGGAACCTTAGAGGCAAAGGCAGCCATTTCCTTGAACATGCGGTCGCCCTCTTTTTGGCTTTTAAGTAAAACCGAAAGCCGGACGCGGTATTGCTCGGCAGAACTGGCAGCCTCGACAAAGCTACCGGATATACGCTTGATGCCCCACCCCGCAAAGCCAGCAATGGCGAGGTTCCGCATACGCGAAAGGTGCTCCCCGAGGCCGCCAACTTGTTTCTTGAGTCCGGTGACCTGCTTGGATGCCTTGGCCATCCCCCTATTGAACTCCTTGCCACGGAGTCCTAAGCGAACAAATAATGAGCCAATTTCTGTCATGCTATCCTCTTACGCGACTTTTCAGCCGCGATACGATACTGTCCAGTTTGCCTCTACGACCCGCGTCATCTTGCTCAATTTTGAAATATACCTGCCATTCTGTGACCTCAAGGCTCGTCATCTCTTCGAGCATCTTTGACACTGACGGACACCCCAACACCACGGCTAAGTGGTAGTAGAATCGTCGTTCAGGGTGTCCGAATCTGAGTTTTTTTCCGCTTGCCCTATCGCCTCCGGAGAAAGACCGGATAGCCGCACCGCAACCTCAGTAAGCCGCTCAGTAGCATTTGAGCTTTTCTTCTTGAGCCAATCGGCATCAGCAGCACTAAACACCCTCTCGCCCGTTTCCGGGTCAAACACGGAAGCGATAATCAGACCGGTATAAGCGTCGTCATAATGGAGCTTCCCGTTTTTATCTGTTGCCTCAGCAAATAGCTGGGCACGGGCAGCCCCAGAAATAGTTCGAACCTCAACGGTCACGCCCCACTCTGGAACTTCCACCAACTCCCGTTTAATGTCGTCCGCCGCCTTAATCTTGTCTCTAAGTGAAGACATAAAATAAGCCCCTCCTTTCAAATAATATTATGTTAACTGCTATTACGTAGACGCCACAGACCTAGTTAGGTCCCCGTCGCCCTGGAAAGTAACTGAGACCGTAGCCAAATCCCCCACGCTACCACCAACCGGGGGATAACTTTCCAAGAGAGCATTGCCGTAAAACCTCGGATTGCCCGCCCCCACTATCGCGGTTGTGGGCTTAACCAGAACCCGCGTAGCAGAAGAGCCCACCATATCAAACAGTGTAGCGTCCACCGATCCTGTGGCATAGTCCTGATTGAACTCAATAGTTACGGACCAATCTTTGAGCCCTGCAAGCCGACTGCGCGAGTCATCAGTCATAGCTGTCTTATCAAGCATCTCTGCGGCATAATTAATTGTTACAGACCGCACATGATCCGAGAGATTAGTGGGAGCCGTTGTTGTACCGACCAAGACGTAAGCGTCTTTGAAACATAGTTCCGCCATTGTCTCATCCTCCTATCTATTATTTGATTCCTACTACACCGAAAAGCGCAGCAGTGGGTGTGCTAAGCGATGCACCGGTACTTGTGTCATTCTGTGGCACTGTCCAGTGTGCCCTGTACCATCCCTGCGAGGTCGATGCTTTTGTGCTTTTAAACTGAGCATCAATGGATGTCGACGCCGTAAACGTGAGATGGGTCGCTATATCCGTCGATGGGAATAGTGATGACCCAGACCGCTGCACACTGACCGTAACGCTATCACTTGAGAGAGACGTCACATGGATTGATGCATAGATCTT